AATCAATATGCTGGTCGCCATCATAGTTCAACAGTGTGTCATGGTCTATGTCTGTCGTCAAGTTGTGATTGTTCGTGATCGTATCATGGTCTATGTCAGTTGTCAGGTCATGGTTGTTCGTGATCGTTGCATGATCAATGTCTGTCGTCAAGTTATGTGTATTAGTTATACTGGCATGGTCTATGTCAGTCGTCAAGTTGTGAATGTGATCGTAAGCTTCCTTTGCTTCTGCGACTGTCAATGAATCAGTACCATCAGACATCATCCCTGATAGGTATAAGTTCCTATAAGAAAACAGAGCAGGGGGAGAAGAGCCAGAGTAAGTTATGAAACCAACATCATAGTTGCCAAGTAAATTCCAGCTAGAACCTGAATTAGTAGAGTATAACAGGTCGCCACCCGGATGGTATGGATTAGAAGTTGCGTATGAGGTATCAAATCCGGGTCCACCCTCAAGAGTGAAACCATACATTGTAGCTGCATCAAGAAGTATAGGCGAGTCAAGTACAAAAAGCACCATCTCTCCAGCAGAATCCGCAGTTATTGTAGTTCCGTCTATCGTAGATGTAGCTAATAATGCATCAGGAAGACCAGAAGATAACGACCATAAACTGAGTATAACATCCCCTGTACCCGACGTACGCCTCATAGCCACATCAATAGCCTGTATCGTGAAAGAATCTTCTGTAGTGAATTGCTGCCCATTCCGATTAGTGGGAGTAAGACCGTTCCAACTGCCACCAAAGTAATCATTGATAATCTCTGGTATCAGTTCAGGTTCCCCTCCGATGATGCTTCCTAAATCATAAGAGTTATCAGCGTCAGGTACTATGTGTCCAGTATCCAGGATATCAAAACCGTCATGGTCTATGTCACCTGTCATGGCTCTCGTACCTGCGAGATCAAGGTAGAGCAGATGGTCAGCAACATCACCAAGACCAGAGATAGAACCGTGATCTATGGCACTCTGATCGGTAAATTCTAAAGCAGTCTCACCAACATTAACTCTTGTGAGCTTCAATGACTCACCAACAAAAGTAGACGGTGTATCAGTGAGTGCTAAGAATGTTGTAACACCACTTCCACCTGCACCACTACCAGCCGTAGAGTTCGGGATGAATCCTCTCAAGTCCTGATAAGAAGCACCACCACCATAAGCGATAGTACTCGTTTTTCTTTGTACTGTGAACCTTGCAATAAGAAAACCAACACCCTTGAATATCTTAGGGATGTTATAGTTAGAGTACCCAAGTGCATCAATCTGTGCGTTTTCCTCAGAGGTATAATCACCTGCTGGAACATTGCACATCAAGTGAGAAGTCTCATCACTCTTATTACATACACCCCATATAACAACACTGAACCATCTGTTGTTCGGTATCGTCCCACCGTCAGATGTTTTCGTTATTTCATTCAAAGAAGTTATGGGAGTGTAAGCACTATCAGGGTCGTTCACAACTTCCATATTCTCTGCTGGCATCGCCAATGCAGGGTAAGTCTGTTCGTGCATCTGGAATACTTTTCCAGAGGTTATCGAGACATACGAGTTCGCTGTGTCAGCAACCGTTAGCGTTGCCTCTGCACCAGTGTTCCACTCTGCTTCAATCGCTCTTATTCTCTGACCGAGATGAGACAAGTGACCCTGATTGGTATCAGTGTTCTGAATTTCATCATTCCAGTTCTGATTCCGTAAGGCTCCGGACGTACCGGTAGTCACTGCCGACTGCAAGACTAAAGTAGCTATCCTTATATGTTCTCCCAAAGGCCACGCTGTATCTGCTGTCATTACCTTTGTTGACTGTGGTATAAAGACATAGCATGTTACAGGAGTATCATCAGTTCCTACATACGCAGTAATATCAATGGTTGCTCCGGGGTCTGTATCGAGCATAGTAAAGCCATCGCTGAATATCATAGTCATATCAGGATGACCGTTGGACGGCGTAAGAGTACCTGTTACTGTACCTGCGTCTTCTGTTACCCTGAAATCAAAAGGCTCTCTGAAAGTTCCGTTAAAGAAATTCTCAATAGTGTCGTGTTCGTGCCCTACGATTGCAAGTTGTATTGTACCATCTGCATCTTCGACAGCTACTCCACCAATCTGTATTGCGTAACTGGGAAATGACGGACGTACATTAGTCAGGTTGTTTAGTATCCCATCACCATCTTCCGACAGCCATAGAGTGTCACCCAAAGTAAAGCCAGTTGTATCTACACCACGTACTTTACCGTCCTGACTTACGATACCCTCAGTACCGTTTGGTATGTCCATAGTCGTTACCAATACAACACCAGCAAATGTTACATGGGTGTTAGCAGCAGCCTCGGCTACAGATGGACGACCACCCACAGCACCAACCGGATAAACGGCAGTACCATTATAGATCGTAGAGCCTGTGTCGTTATACACAATCACAAAAGACTCTTGTCCTACCTGCAATACGGGACCCAAGCCTGTAGTCAGGTCAAGGGTATGCTCATCGGAGTTCCACTTTGTTCTTCCCTCAGTGCCATCACCAGGAGAAGCTGCGGGGTCATAGTCAATGTAACCTGTAAACAATGAGTCACCGACTATACTACCAACAGTAATACTGGAAGCTACTATGTTACCACCTATTGTGAGTTCTGCAAACGTAGGTTCTGAGTCTGAGTTCAACCGGAGTGAGGCTAACTTCTGTATCGCCCGCACTACTCCACGCTTATCATCAGGATTTGGTATTGGTATTAAATTCGGAGAACCCATAATTATTCCTTAATGTCCAGGTACATTGTCCCAGTTAAATGGCTGGTACGCTTGTTTTCTTCTGCTGGCATCACCACCTTGAGGTGCACCTGTGAAGTTAGCACCATATGTAGGAGTACCGTATGTTATTTTCAGTTGCTCTTTCGGTTGACTCGACGGCCTTGCTCTGTTAGCTTCGTAGGAGGCTGCCAGTGATGCCGACTTTGCCTGAGTCCTCTGAGCACTTGCCTGAGTTCTTGAACGCTGTGTTGCCTGCTCGTATGCCCTACGTGCTATTGACTCTTGGCTGCTGTATGAGCCAGAGGGAGTACCTCCGCCTCCTCTTTGCTGTTGTGGACGGTACGATGCTTCTTGTCCCTGTCCGATAGACTGAGCCAGTTGAGCTATCGTCGAGAAGTCCGGACCTGTGTCTTCACGTCTCTCAATGAAACCTATCTTACCCATCTGAGCCTCAGACAATCGTTGTGCTGCTATGTCTGATGCCTGTAGTCTTGCAGGTTCCCCTACCTCTTCCTGAAATTTCTTAGACAGTCCTGCTGCCTGTGTTGTACCTGACAATCCAGAACTTACCAAAGACTGCGTACCTTGAGCAACTGCCTTAGTCTCTCCACGTGCGATTCCTGCTTCCGTGGCTTTCTCAAACGTACCACCAGACTCATACCTCTGTATGATCTGATCAAATATATCCATACCCTGCTGAAATCTTTGTTCGTTCTTGATGTTCGCTTTCTCTTGTGCTACTCCAAAACCTGCAAGCAAGTCGTCTACTGTTGACATATTATGCTCCTTTAATTCTGCCAGCTAACTTATCCTCAACTGAAAGTTTACCGAGTGCCCATGACTGAGCTGCTGTATTATTTTTAATCAAGATACCTAACCATTTTCCTCTGGCCTTACCACGGAATCTCAACTGCCGTCCTGGACCTGATACTGTTTCAGTATGTAATGGTGTTGCACCGTCTATCACATCTTCGACCAGAGTCTCAGACCCATCGGCAACATGTATATCCATCGTCAAGCCATCAGTGTCTTTGAACTCACCATTGGCTCTACCACCAGCAGTTGTAAGAGTGGTCGACATAAGTCTACCTCTACCATTGTCGTCATCCACATTCATATCTACTATTGGCATAAGACACCTTGAGTCGATAGCCTGATCAGACCCGCCAATGTCATCGTCCTTTGCAGCGTCACTAAAGTTCCTCACATAGCCATCTCTCCCACCTACCAAGAGGTCAGAGTTTGCTGAGATGTTAGAGGGATAGTATATCATTGAGTAAGCACCGCATTGTTCTGGGTACGTCTCTGGGAAGAATCCCTCTGCCCTTATACTGTAGAAGTAATTTGAGTTGCTGCCATCTGCAAGAAGTGTTATTGCAATCACAACTCCGTCTCTGCGTTTGTCATACCCACAGACAATCCTGTGTGTCGCTGGATTAACTGCCTCATCTTCCAACAGCAGGGGAATACTCAGTTGTGAAAGGCTCTCTATATTTATCGTACCCTTTTTGATTCTCGATATTCCGTCAGTCCCTACAAAGTATAAATCTCCACGCTTATCAAAGCACCAAGATTTTGCTCCGTACATTCCACCGAAGTCATCTATCGAGTGCATCTCACCACCCACGGCGGGGTCGCCTTGTAAGTAATGCATACTCGTAGCACACCCAAAGATCAGATAGTCATCGTGGAAAGGAATCAAAGCCCTCACGATATCACCGACCTTACCAGCATCGGCATCTGTTCCAGCTACAGGAGTCTGAGCATCGTTCGCTACATACCCCCAATCAAACGGGTTTAATTGTCTTGACATATACCACTGATGAGGGTCTTCTGGGTTGCCACTCAGGACAGCCCTACCTCTATACCATGCACCAAGATAAGCTTTCGCAGGTAAAGAACCCGTCGAGCCAACAGGGTACGGTGTCCAACTGTAACCAAGTGGTGCGTCGCTTGCCTCTAAGACGGCAGACGGCACTGGGTTAGCAGGACTCATGTTACCACTCTGATCTGTCAAAGCACCAGAGGTATCGAACTCGTCATCGGTAGTTGTGAAACCATATATTTTTGTTTTTGACGCGTTCACAAAATCGACACTCATTGCTGCATCACTGCCAGCTTGCTGTATGATCGAGCCTCTGCTTGGAGGTGTAGTCATTGTTGCCACTGAAAGTCTCGTATTCGCGAAGTCCGCAATTTTGAGGTTTTTACCATTTACGATAAAGGCTTTCTGTGAACCACTGAACATGTTCAGGTTATCCGTGGTGTCTACTGTGAGGCCTGCAATTTGAGTAAGTGTCCCTGCCACGTCACCCTCCGCATATATTGTATTGTTGCCTGCTGCAACTAAGTATCTGTTTGTTTTATGTTGGTCTATTGAGATCGTCATTTTAAGTCTCGTAATAGATTTTATTGTCACAAGCAACTACTAATCTTCTCAGAGTCACCATTCCATTTGAACCAGTTATAAAACCAGTTACGGGATGCACCGAAACTTTAGGAGGTGTAAGTGCGAGCGTAGTGAAAACCCACGTGTCACCGATTACCGGTTCACCGTCGTCAACGGTAGTGTCCACTGCCCAGTTATAGGTTGTGTCATGTTCAAGAGGTATGGGAGGTATCACTGACGTTGCTATCTGACCCGCACTGATAAGAGCCATCTGCCCAGGCAAACCGAACCATATATCATATGTAGTAGCCATTACAAAATCGTCCAACTAAGTACTGGGTTTACAGTTACATCCTCTGCGACATTAGATGGTGATGGGTCAAGACCGAACTCTGAATATGTGGCAAAGTAAAAGTCCCGATCAAAATTGTTATTTAACCAATCACCGTTGAATCTCTGCATACCGACTCCATCAGGATAACTACCACCTATGGTTGTGTCGGCGTTCCAAAATACTACGTCAGGAAGTGCAATACCCTCAAGGACTATTGCATACTCTATCCCACTTGTTAGCGTTAAGAAGCTGGACAAAGGGAAGTTTACAACCTGTGAATTTCCAACTCCAAGAGGTGTGTTGAATGTAAAGTCCCTGAGTTCGTTATTAGGCCGACCACCGGAGACATCATAAATACCACCGACGACGGGTTTGATAGGATCACGTTCACCTATCTTAAGAGACAGTCTAACACACTGATAAGTTCTGTGTGCTGTGAAAGTCTGAGCTAACAAATTGGGACTGAACGAACCGTAAGCTACTATCCCTGTTGGTACATGAAAGTCTTCAAGTAAGTAGCTCATTAGATCACCGAATTAACAAAACACATTGCAACCACTGGCTGCTCTGTCGCTCCTATTTGCGTACCGTTAGCCCACTTATCAAGTCCCGGCCGTTGTCCGATACGAATACGTTTCTCTTGCACATCAACCGGACGCACATTATTCATGTGTTCCGTAGTAAGTGCGGGGGCATGCCCGAATAGGCTACCCCTGAATATCCCCTTGATTGGGGGTAAAATTTCCATTACGATCTCCAGATCAAATTCACTTTGTCTGCTGCTGTTCCTTTGAAGTACAACAAATTCGTGTTACTGATGGGAAGTGTTATCGGATGATTCGATACTCCATCAGGGAGTACGGGACCTGCTGCTGCTGATGCTACTGAGCCACCGATCATTACATCCTTGCCCTCTTCCGGCCAGAGTATAACTTCACGACACTCTTGGTCAGCACCCTGACCCACACCATCTGAGTCTAGGGTAATAACTTCAACATCAAAAGCACCAGAGACTATCCCACAAGGTGTTGCGTTATCTCTATAGTTCTTTGCTGCCATGATTCACTCCTTACAGACCGAGGTCATTAACAGAACCGTCAGTCAGTTCTACGTTTGTGCTAAAGTAAAAGACTTCAACCAGCATCCTACCCGCAGTGATAGCACCAAAGTCTGCATTGCCAGTGATAGTAATCTTCACATCAATGTCTGCACTCTCCGCTACCACACCAGCATCCGAGCCAATGAAAGCTGCTCTGACTGAGTTGCGAACCGCAGCGAGAATGTTGTGAGTCGTGTTGCCACTGTACTCATTAGCGTCACCTGCTGTACCGACTTGGAGGACGGCAGTCGTATCACCTGCGAAACCATCCTTTACCGTTACCTTAGAACCGATGACGAACGAACCAGCGGGAATCTGCTTGTTAAGATTCAACGTACCATCAGCCCCACCACCGTCAGTGAGGTCATCAAAGTTTACGATCTGAGAAACTTTCCTCAGACCAAGACCAACATCACTCATCTCAAGCTGGCTGTTTGTGTTACCAATACTCATAATTTACCTTTCTTAAATTTCAGTTCCGTATACCGTGTACGTTCCCTGTGGAATCCATAACTTACGATACTTGAAAATATCTACTTTTCTTATGTTACCGTCCATCACTTCGCCTATCGTATCAGGTGCAGAACCCATGTCCTTGCGGATTAGAGACTGTACCAAGTCAACAGCTTTCTGCGTCTGGACTCCAATAACTTCATCTTGCTCATTCTCTGCGACTGCGAGACAGCATTGCAATATTGCCTCAGACTCAAGCACACCACCGATAAAGTAGTCCTCATCTGCCTCCGGTTTTGGAGGTGTCATAATGAATGTGCTGTTCAGGACGGCTCTTGTAGTTGGTGTCGGATAGACAATCAACTCTTTAGAGGAGCCTACCTTAGAGTCAAACTTCCCTGACCTTAGTGCATATACTTCTGGATAACTCCTGAACTCAAGGAGGTTCCTACTGGTCATAATCGCTCGCTCGGATGTCTTGATCAAACGCTGTGACCTCTCACCACTATCAAATTCCAGATTGCGGTAGAACCTTTCAAAGTCCTCTGGCAGTGGGTACTCCCACTTATCCGTTTCCAGTTGAAGTTTCCACGGTTGCTTGAGGTAACTCCATATGTATATCTCAGAATCTCTAGGATTTATGGGCAGAAGAAATTTCATGTAACCCCTGAACACAATATCTTTCGCAGATGTTAAGTTGTCGCCCGTTGGAGTTTTGCCTGTACCTAAGTATGACGACACCTTAGAGTACACATCTTGAAAATTCCATTTCATGCTTGCCATATTAAACCCTCAGATAAGACGATGACGGTCATCCTTGACCATTCACCATCGGAGACAGTTACTCTTTATCCAGTGTGAAGACCCTTAGAATCAACTCTTCATAACGCACACCACCAAGAGATATTTGTCCTTGCAGTGGTCTGTGTTCTCTTCCGATCAAAGTATTCATCACCCTCTTGATCAACGCCAAGTCATCCTCGTTAATCTTTATAAACTTCTCTGATGCAAGAATGTGTCTTGCCAGTGTCACACCATCGACAGTTTCAATTCCGTCACGGTAAATACCAGGAAGTCTCAGCAAACCCGACAGTTCCTTTTTGACTGGGAAGTCCGATTCGCCAACCTTATAGTCTGTTAGATCAAGTTCATATTTTTTCATACTGTCTCCAAAAAATTAGGGAGGAAGAAAACGATCTCCCTCCCGTTACAGGTTTATGCTTCCTGAGCGAAACGTGCCCAGTCATAAATCACTACATCATCTTCCGCAGCACCATTCTTTGTGCAAAGAGTCGGAACCATGACCGCACCCTGTGGGAAGTCATCCCCACCAGCTATAATGTCAGCAGCCAGAATCGGGTCGCCAGTATTGACACCATCAACAAAAATCTGAATGTCAGTACCATCAAAGTACATACCAAGAGTGGTATAAACATTGACTGTCAAGGCCTTGATATCAGCATCATGGATGATTGGAGTCTCACCGACCGCCACATAAACTGCATCAACACCAGTTGAATCCGCATGGAAGCTCATAAAGCCCAGAGCGTTAGAGTCGATCAAAGCTGCACCATTGTCAGCGATAAGATCACCTGTAAGTTCCTGACCAGTGAGCAAGCCGAAGAAGAAACCAATGTCATCTGCTGTGACTGTGTTGGTTTTGAGACGACACTCCATAGCCCACTTCTTACCAGCAGAAGCAGTGATAGGAGCAGCATACTGAATCTCTACTGCATCATTATCAGCGGAACCCAAAAGCTGCAAAGCACCGACAGCCTCAGAAACCACACTAATGTTAGCAGTCGTATCACTGTACGAGTTAGCAGGAACACCTCTGCGGTAATCCTCATCAACCAAAGCACCAGCAAAAGGATTCTCTTTCAACTCTTTCAAGTTGAAGTTTTCCCAGATCGCTGCCGTAGGAAGCTGAACAGCAGTTCGACTCGCTGCCGTTACAACCTCTACCTCATCACAGGCTTTGATTGCATCAACCTTTGCCAGCACAAGACCAACAGTACCAGAACGGTCGATTGTTTCTACTGCTACACCAACACAAGGCATGGCCGAACTGTCATTAACAACAGTCTGCTCACCAGCCTCAAGGTACAGCTTGTCTTTGATTGTAATACTCTTGTCGGTACGAATGGGCATGATAGCACCATTGGCAACGTAGATATCAATCCAAAGATTCCCAGTACCGGTAATACCCGCAAAGGAAGTACCAGCCACGACACCCGCGAAGAACGCTGCATTATCTACAGTCAAGAGTTCCACCCTTTGGAGCTTGCCCTCGTTCTGACCGCCATCGGTCGTTGTACCACGCTTGACATTAGGCTGAACACCTGTATCAAGACCATTGATGTTGTTCAGTGTGTCATAGTTATAAGCGACAGGCATACCCTCGCGGATAACATCTGTACCCTCATACATAACACGTTTACGTTTTAGCAATGCTTCTGTACCAAACTGACTTTCACTCATTGTGAACTCCTATAAAAAATTTTTATATTCTACGAATTGCGAAGCAAGGTGAAACTGGGTAGGTTTACGAGCCTACCCAGAATTTAGTGCGATTACTGCTGCGAGATCAAGAAGCCACAACGCTGTCTGTTGATACTTCTAACTGCAAACGATACGTCCAGCGGAACTGTCAGTACGTTATGCATGTTGTCACGCTCTTTAGGCTTGCCCTGTGCGAAGTCATTTTCCCTCAAGACTGTTACCTTGAAGTAGTCATGGTTTACGCCATAGATAGGGTCAATGCCCATGATGTTGCTGTACGTTGCGGAATCATCAAGCATGTCAACATAGACAAAGGGGATACCCTTGTACAATACGTTGCCGAAATACTTCGCAAGATCAGGACCAACATTGTCATCCATCTTACGAGCCATCGCTTCAAGATTACCAATCACGTTGTCGTTACTGTAGTAACGGAACGGACTCGCAACTGTTTCCTTTGCTACTGCACTTGGAATCATGGTAGGCATGAAGTGAGTCTTACGGGTTGCCCTTGCAAGCAAGT